AAATCAAATTTATATTGTGCCAAGTCTATCATATTCTATAAGTTATTTTATTTTATATATTCAAATAAAAAATCCTCAAAATAAATTTGAGGATTTTAAATATATTAAGTATTCTTTAAGTCTCGTTTTTCTTCTAAAGATATTGATAACATATCTGCTGCCATAATTAATCGTACTAGTGGATGATCTATAGCTTGATTAAATGCATAATAATGGGGGTTATTTGGAATTGCTACACTCGGTTCGGAGTGTGCCATATGCCATCGAATAGCCATTGCTTCAGGATCTGTTAACTTAATATATTTAGAAATTAAATATACACTTTTTTCTGCATGCCCATATGGAAATGCATCTTTAACTTTCCAACCATTATATTCTTTCCATTTTCCTTTATCATCTTTAGTCCATTTTTGCTCTTTTTTATAAATATTCACTTTACACAAATCATGAAATAGAGAACATATAACTACCGATTCTCTCAAATATTCATAATCTGGTTTATTTTTTACAATTAAATTAAAATTATGTAAAGCAAATTGTAAAACATATAAAGAGTGTTGTAAAAGACCATATTCATGATTTCCATGATATTCAGTTGATGCGGGGGCTGTAAGAAAATCAGTTTCAGATTTAATCCAAATATCTAATTCTGATATACCTTCTCTTGTAATATATGATAAGGCTTTATTATATTGTTCTAATATATTCATATTTTTATTCTGTAAAAAGTGAAACACTACTAACATGATAATCTGGATCATCATCATGTATAATTTTTGGCATTATTAATATCATTGGATCTACTTCTGTATAAATGTCTTTTTCTATTATAAGTTTTTGTGTATTGGTTAATCTGTCATCTTCTTTAAGATTTCTTAATATCATATAAGAAACATCTTTAATTTGTCCATCTATAAGTTTAAACGTATTAAATGTTGGTATTTCTTCTTCTAATATTAATCTGGCAATACAATAAATTTTATCTCCTTTAATTAGGACATACTGTCCATATTTTTGTCCTAATGTGTAATTTAAAATATCCTTTGAAAAAACTCCACCCCTTCCACGACTCCATACTTTAAGTTGAATTCCTGTTATAGTAGGAGGAATAACTATTGTATGATGATTTTCAAAAATTGTTACCATAAAATTATCTATAACATTAGGTATAATTTCATTTATAGTTAAATCTTTAATAGTATAATTAATTTCTTCAATTGAGCCCCTTTCATTATCTAATTGTTTTACCATATTTTTATTTTTTAATATTAATAAATTTATATGCTGTAAATTCTATAATCATTTTTGCTGTTAAAAATTCTTGATCTTCTATCATTTTCTTAATTTGTCCTGACCAAGTACTGGGATCGACAATCATCCCAGGTTGTATAAGATATTCATAAACCTGTTTAAGATTACCCTTTTGATAATTTTTAATAATATCTTTAACTCGAGGTTCTCTCATTTTCTTTTAAATTTTTTGCAATATTTCTTATACAATCTAATTCATATTTTTTTATTAGATAGTAATCGTTTAAATTCGGTAAGGTCCAATTTGATTCAAAATAACAACAACTAATACAAAAAGCTAAACCTTTTTTATCTTGCATGGTGCATCCATGACATCCTCCATGAAATAATATCATATTACCTTTGTTTTAATAGATTTTCAAAATGTTTTAATTCGTTAACCATTTCAGCATTATAAAATTCTAATGCATCTAACACAGTTTTTTTATCTAATTTATAAACTTTGCAATATTCATTAATTACATCGTTACTAATGTTCATTTTTCTTTCTTTAATTTCTTGTGTTTTTTTAACACCTTTAGTATACATCCATCCTGGAACATATTTATATTGTTTTCTGATAAAATTTTGCCAAAAGTCTACAACTGCAGATTGGTTAATTTTAATATGTTGTAATGCATTTGCTTGTAGTGGAAAATTTATAGCTATACGCCGAGACAACATAAAATATTGCTTTCGTTTTTCACCTGAAGTAATTGAAGAGTATTCTTTAGGGTTTGTAAACAAAATTTTTATAAAATCAAAAAGTTCCATTACACTTATATACTTATAATTAAAAAAGTTTTATTTTATTTAAAATAAAGATGTTCCTTTTATTTTATCAATTTCTTTAAAAATACTGGCTTCATTATCATTTTTTCTTTCTTTAACATATCTAGTTCCTTCGAGTAAATTATACATATTTAAATTAGCATAATTTGTTCTTGGTTTTTCAAGATTTATAGTCTTAATTTCATGGAACTTTTCAATTATTGACGACGGAAAAAATAATGTATTCAAAACTACTAATTTTAATTGTCGTTCAACCCTTGTATCAATATCAAATGGTGGATTTTGTTTAGTTACAATTTTAATAGCTTCTAAAACTTTATCAGTGTTAGCATATACTTCTGTAGTTCCTACATTATTTCCTATTTTATGTTGTAGGTATTCATAAATTTTTTCAAATTTAGAATTAGTTATACGTACTTCAACTCCTTTATCATTTAACCATGTATAAATAGATGGAATATTATCACCATCATCACCACAAAAGATTTTACGAAGAGCTATCATTTCACCATCTACAACTTCTATTTTTGTTTTTTCCGCTGATATAATTTTTTTAAAATCTTCTTTATCAACATTTATAGAACCCTTCATATTAAAAATATCTACTACTTCTGTTTCATTTATCCAAGTTTGAAAATATTGTGGAACATAAAGTTTACGAGAAGCATTTTTTCCTTGCATAAAAGGATTAAAAACAGTGGAAAATACTATTTTATTATTGAACGGAAGAGTTTTAACTCTAACAAGTTGACGTAAATCTTCATCTCCCGATACTATAATAACATGTTGTGATTGATTATCAATTAATTCATGCGTCCAAAGCGAAACTGTATCATCGCCCTCTGCAGTAGGAATTTTAGTCACAATCATTCCATTATTTTCTAATATTTCAGAAAATTCAGTAAGTGCTGCATAAACATTATCCCAATTAATAAAAGTGGATTTAGTTCTTTGTGCTTTATATCCTTCATTTTCTTCAATTTTTATATCTCTACGCCAAGATTTATCATCAAGAGCAAATATTACACGAGCAGGATTAATTAATCTAATAATATATGCAACATCTGTTGCCATTTTTCTGATTAATTGATCTATCTCAAATTGAGAATCATAAGAATACTGTTTAGAACCATATCCCGAAGTTATATATAGAGATCTCCATGCAATATTGTTAAGATCAAAAATTAAATTTGTCATATAATTAGTTTATTTATAATATCTGTTGCTTTACCTGTTTGTTTTATACCTTCCATGAATAATGGAGTTTGTACAAAATGTTTACTTGATATCCATGTTCTTAAATCTAAATCATCTATAGCAACCCATGAATGTGGTTTTATTTTATCTACATGATCTAATATCTCTTTTGCTCTTACTTCTTCTAATAATTGAGTTGTTTTATATGGGTAAGTTGCAGTTACATCTATTGGTTTCTTTATAACTTTTTGCCATTCAAATATTTCTTGTAAACTTTTTAATGAATAGTGTTCTTTCCAATCAGAAGATATTATTATATCTGCATCAGTTTGTTGTAATATTTGATTTAATACATTAACAGCCTTTACATTAAAGCGATGTACATACCCCCATTCTGTAAGTTTAGGGTGTATTTCACTCCCTAGTGATAAAACACCATCAATATCAAGATAAAGAAATTTCAATTTAAATAATTTAATATATTCTCTGTTTATTATTAATCATATTATATAATTTAACATATAAACTTGGTGTTTCTAAATTTTCTACATATTTGTCTATAAGTTTTTCTATATCTTCATTTTTCATTTCGTAAAAAATATAAATTTCTAATGGATTTTTACGATCAATTCCTTCACTTTCTTTTAAAAATCTAAACCTATATCCGTGTGATGTAAGTTTAACAATTTTTTTCCTAAATAATTCTTCTTGTTCAAAATCGGGATTAGTTGTTTTCATAATTTTTATTTTTTAACGTAAAAATATGTTATGTTATCGAGTTCAGTTATATCTATAATTTTTAAATCATGATTATTTAATAATTTTATAACTTTTTTTCTACTTAAATAATAATTAGGTTTATCGTGTAATTTATTAATTAACCAATCTGTAATTTTTAATCTTTTTAATATATTGTCTTTATAAATTTTATTATCTCTAAAACACCCAATAAAATTAGAATTAGGAGAAAGAACATTTATAATATTTTTAAAAAATTTATCTATATCTGATATTTTATTCAATTCTTTACATTGAATTAAGGTTTTAATTTTTTTAATTTCATTAAAATCATAGTAATAATGATGTATAGAAGATAATACTAGAGTATTAAGATCTTTTTCTAAATTTAAAGTACTTAAATAATATAAAAAATTATAGTTATTTTCATTTATTAAAGTCTTAAAAATATTTTCATTCTGTTCTACTTGTTGTATTTTATCTTTTACTTTATTTGTATTTTCCATTTGTAAATATAATCAAAAAACATTTTAGAAAAAACCGTTACAATATAAAAAATTGTTAAAATGTATTTTTTATTTTTTTATAATTTAAATAATCACATTTTTCAACAAATCTATCATTCACCCAACTATCACTAAAAATACCAAACTCATTATGATGTTGTTCTAAATATACTATTTCTAACCATCTACGTTCATTGGTATAAAAATTTCCTGACATAGGAAATAATGCAAATCTTTTTACAATTCTCTTTGTCCCATGTTTAGGATAAACTTTTTCATAGAAATTTTAACTTTATTTACATATTTTTTAAAAATACATTAACTATTAATAATTAATTGTAGTTTATACACGCAGCTTAGCAGCGTGATCAACGGATCTATCACTAAAGTTCTTTGCGCCTGATGTTCAGCTACTGCTATTATTATTAAGGGTATTTTATCTATTTTGTTAGGTGCATTAGACTTAATATACTCTATAAAATCTTCACCAAGAGTGTTAAGTGCATTATCTATTATTGATGCATATTGTCCAACAATAAATTTATAATTTTCATATGGTTTATCTGGTTTACTTAAACATAGTTTATATAAATCTTCAAAATCAAAATTAATGTTAAAGTTCTTTTCATTAAGTTCTTTAATTTCTTGAAGATAAAAACTTTGAAGTTTATTCATAATTCGCCTCATATCAGGAAAATAATTACAAACAAACTTATGAAGAATTTCAGGTGTATAATTTATTTTTGTCGCATTTAAAATTAAAGTTATTCGTTTCTTATATTCTTCAATAAGATATTCTTCTTCTTCTTTATTTATTGCGTCAAAAGATATACAATTAAATCTTGAAGTTACTCCTACGGGTATTTTATTAATAAAATTTGTAGACGCTATAAATCTTGCCATGTTAGCGTATTTCTCAATAGGAACTTTCACTGCATCAAAAAATGCTGTGCTGGCTCCATCAAATTCATCTAATATAACACACTTAATTTTTTCTTTCCCTTCTTCTAATGACATAGTTGAACAAAATCTAGAGACTTTATTTCTAATTATATCTATGTTAGCTTCTTCTCGTGCATTTATATATAAATTTGTGTGATGTTTAGCTAAAATAAACAACGTTGAAGTTTTACCTGTTCCTGACGCACCAAATAATAATAAATTTTGAACTAATCCTCGAGATAATTCTTTTTTTATTCTATCTGGTACTATTAATGTTGAAAGATCATGAGGACGAAACTTTTCACTAAACAATTGTGTTACTACACTACTCATAGTTATAAATTTAAGTCTTATACGGACTTTTAATACATTAGTTTTAAAATAATAAGTTAATTTAACACTGTACTTCAACAGTATTTCCATTATCTAATTCAACTGTAGCAAGACAATTTTCATCCATTTTTATAAGTTTCCCTTCAAATGTTTCATTTTTAATGTTTTGCCACAATACTCTTTCACCTATATTAGATAGATAATCAAGATAATAAATTTTCTTTTTCATTTTTTCTTTTTTCATCATATTAAGTATTTTTCAAATTTAGTAATAGCTTTTTCTATTATTTTATCATGTGCAAAAACTCCCCAATCATATTCATTCTTTTTATATAATAATATATTATAAATTTTTTCCCATTTTACAATTTCTATTTCTTTATCTTTATAATTTTCTACTATAGGTAAATCTCTTGAAGAAAAATCAAAAATGAAAATATAATGATGTGATATATTTTGTCTAATTTCTTTTGGACTTGTTTTTGTATAAAATGGTTGAATATCATTAATATCATCTTTTTCTGCATTATTAAATATTAATCTATCATTATAATCAGGTATATAAAAACTGGTTTCTTGATATACTTCTCTGTATATGCTTTCAACTCCATTTTCGTCCCAATCAAAATAACCACAAGGCAAACACCATTTTTCTGGAAGATCGGGCATATTTTTAGATCTCTTTTCTATAAGAACATATATATCACCCTTATGTTTTACAAGTATAACACCCGTTGTACCAGATGAACGAGATTCCCATATTTCTTTACCATCTATTATGTGTAAAGTGTTTTCTCTATTTTTGAATATAGGTATCATTTAAGATTTTCCACTAAAGTTTTACCCATATTCATCCAAGTATCAGTGTCATCTATCATAACAAAAAGCATTCCTATCATACTTAAAGCTAGTATAACAGTAAATAATATCCATATTAATAATAAAATCCCATTTACAAAATATTTCATTTTTTAGTTTTTAAAGATTATTAATAATACTTAAAATTTCTTCATATGCAGTAAGTTTTCCTTTAATAAAATTTTTAAGAAGTTTTTCATCATCTGCGAGATTTTCTAATTCTTTTCTCATTTCATTATTATATGAAATAACTGTATCAATTAAAGATCCTACTATTTCATCATTTTTTGAATCTTTAAAAGTTTTTTCAAAATCAATTTTAACTGCAATTGCATCAGCAACATCTTGTGGTTTAAAATTACTAGATGGATCAAGTTTACCTGCTAAAGCAGTTTGAAGAATACTTATTATAATTTCACGTGCTCTATTATTTTCCATAATTTTATTTAATCGGTTTATCTTATGAAGACTACTTATCTTACTACTACAAAAATGTTTTCTTTACCACAAACTTTACATCTATATAAATTATCATATTGATATATACTTACATTAGTTACTTCTTGAAATCTATATTTATGAAAACCTTGTTTACAAAACCATTCAGAATTTAAAAATGGTATTGACAATGAAAATATAAACCAATAAAAAATGAATTTGATTAATAAAAAGGCACCATATATTATAAATCCTACACCTATAGGTATTATGAAAGGACTTAATAGATATTCTCTTCTTTTATAAAAAGGAATATCTCTTTCTAAATTAACTGTTGTGTTTTTTACAAAATTTTTCATTTTAAGATTATTTTTTATTTAAATCATCCAATCTTTCGTGAAGTGCCTCTATTCTTGATAAAATAAGTAATGCATTAGTTGCTATAAAATACCAAAGTGCTACTTTTGTAAATACAATAGTTAATATACCACACACTATAGCTCCACATATATAAATTAAACTTAAATGATTTTTCATTTTACTCGAGTATTAATCCTATTCCGGATATGTTTTTAATTGTAAGTTTTATTTTATTTGTTCTGAATGTTTTACGAAGATATGATATATATACATCCATACTTCTTCCAACAAAATAATCTGTTTTTCTCCAGATTTTTTCAAGAATAACATCTTTTTTTACCACTTCGCCATAGTTACTTGCAAGTATTTCAAGAATACCGCCTTCTTTAGTTGAGAATTTTTTAATTTCTTTATATGTAAATTCAGGTTCTTTGTCCTTATCAGTTTGTAGAACTTTAACTCTATGATAAAGTATTCTACGAGAAGGATCATATCTACAATTAGCAAATTCTATTATATCATGTAATTTTGTTGTAAGTTTTTTAAGAGTAACAAAAGTTTTAATATAATTATTAATATTATATATTATTTGATAACAAAATGCATAATATGAGGGATCTCCTTCAAACTTCATAGGTTCATTCATATAAATATCGGCACCTACATTAAAAGTTTGTTCATTTATATCTATACCTATAATAGGAATATATGGATTGTTTTTCTTTATAAAATCAACTGCCTTTTTAAAATAAAAAGTGTCGTTAGAAAGAACATAAGCATCAACATTATTTTTTTCAATAATATCAAAAAGAACATTTTCAACCTTAGCATTAACAATTTGATAATCTTGTTCTTTACCGATTTTATAAAATATATTATAAAGTTCGATATTTTCTGTGTTTATTACAATTTTCATATGTACTTTTGTTAATATAAGGCAAATATAATAAAAAAAATTGATATAAAAAATTTTAATTAAATTTTAATTGTTAAATTTTTGTTAAATTTAACAAATTATTAAAATCCTAAATGTTTTCTTCTAACGTATTCAAGATCATAAGTTGTTGTTGATAAAGGCATTGTTATATTATTAAAAGGAAAAAAATATGGCCAAGTCATTCTCCATCTTGGTCCCCATTTTTTTTCCATATATTCAAAATTAATCATATTGATAGTATTAAGTTTTTCTATAAGTTCAGGCTCTTCTCTTTTTGTTTGTTGTCCTGTTTCATAATAATTAGTACCACCTCCGTGTAAATAAGATTTTCCAACATCTGGAATATGTTTAATTGGATTATGTTTAAGTCTCATTATATAATCAGCATCTT